GGCCGCAAGTGCTACGCCATCGAGATTGAGCCGCGATACGTGGACGTGGCCATCCGCCGTTGGGAGAAGTTGACGGGCAAGCAGGCCACGCTCGAAGCCACCGGGCAGACGTGGGCAGAGGTGGCGGCTGAACGCGGGGTGACCGTTGCCTAAGGCCATCCCTGAGGATGCCGATACACGCCACCCCAAAAAGGTGGCTTTCCTTGCCGCGTATGGGCAGACCGGAATCATCTCGGCCGCAGCGAAGGCCGCCGATGTGGAGCGTCACACACCCCGCGTGTGGATGAAGTCAGACCCCGAGTTTCGTCGGGCGTTCAAGAACGCACGCGAGCAAGCGGCGGACATGATGGAGGCCGAAGCACTGCGACGCGCCACCCGTGGCGTTGAGCGTGGTGTCTGGCACGCTGGCAAAGAGGTGGGCAAGGAACGCGAGTACAGCGACACCCTGCTCATCTTCCTGCTGAAGGCTGCACGGCCCAAGAAGTTCCGCGACAACCACCGGATCGAGCACTCAGGACCGAACGGCAAGCCCATCCAGATCGAGGCGAAGGCTGTTGCTAACCGGCTGCTGGAGAACCCGGCCGTGATGGGCAAGTTGGAGGAGGCGGAGAAACTCCTTGGTGATTGACGCGCCAATCCTGGCCGACGCGATGGTGAAGGGCTACATCGCCCCCCACCGCCTGTCCATGCGCGTACGCCGTGGCGAGTGGAAGCCGCTCAGGCATCAGCGGTATATGTCGTGGCGGATCGCTGAGAGCGTGCCCAGCGGCAACGCACGCGAGATATTCAACCTCGGCCCACGGTGGGGCAAGTCCGAGGGGTTGTGCGTTGATACCCCGACGTGGTTCCTCGAGAACTGGCCGCACAAGAACGTCATCATGGCGACGAGCACGGTGGACCTGTCCCGCCAGTGGGGCGAGCGGGTGCGCGACGTGTTCCGCGACTCGGACGTGCTCCAGACCAAACTGAAGGAAGACTCCACCGCGAAGGACACATGGCGTACCACGGCCGGCGGCGGGATGAAGTGCGTCTCGGTGGGCAAGTCTGTCATGGGCTTTGGTGCCGACCTGCTCATCATCGACGACCCGTATGGAACGTGGGCCGATGGCCAGTCTGCCGCCTACCGGAAGAACGTGCAGGAGTGGTACACGGGCACGCTGGAAAGCCGACTGAACGCGAACGCGAGCGTGATCGTGCTGCACCACCGGATGCACGTCAAAGACCTGACGGGGTACCTGCTGTCCCGTCCTGACGGCAACGTCTGGCGCGTGCATAGCCTGCCGTCGCTGGCAACCACGGACGGTGACGCTCTCGGCCGCAAGGTGGGTGAACCGCTCGACCCGTCGCTGTGGACTGCGGACCAGTTGACCAACAAGAAGGCCGCGATGGCTTGGGCGTGGGAGGCCATGCACCAGCAGAACCCGCAGGCCCTCGGCAACGGTGCGATCTACCGCCACTTCTCGGACGAGAACGTCAAGCCCGTGGAACTGCGACCGGGCGAGCCTATCGACCTGTGCATCGACTTCAACATCAACCCCGGCATGCACCTGCTGGTCGGGCAGCATCGGGCGGATGACAACCTGTTCACGGTGACGCACGAGATTCACGAGTCGCGGATGAACAACATCGCGGCGTGCAAGGCGTTCGCTGAACTGTGGAAGACCCTGCCGTGGAAGCCCCCGGTGCGGTTGTTCGGTGACCCGGCAGGCAACGCGAAGAACATCTCGGACGGCCAGAGTCTGTGGGAGGGCGTGGAGGCCGTGCTGCGTGCGGCTGGCATCGTCACCAAGAACCGGGTAGCGACTTCTGCACCCCCGATCGTGGACTCGGTGAACTACGTGAACGAGGTGTTGCGGTCGAGCGTGGACGGCCGCGTCTCGTTCCTCGTCAACCCACGGTGCGAGCGGCTCATCACGGACTTCCGGGAACTGCCGGGCGACGAGAACGGGAAGCCGGACAAGAGCAACCAGGACCTTTCCCACGCATCGGACACGCAGCGATATAGGGTCCATTACCTATCACCGGGCTTCGGCTCGCCCAAGCGGGCCGGGAGTCGCGGACGGATCATCCTCGGATAGTCAACCAGAGAGACTACGCACATGGCCAAGACACCAGCGGCGAAGCGTCAAGCCAAGCCCCAGACAACCGAGAAAACCCAATCGCAGGGCGGCGGCAAGTCCGTCGCTGGTGTCGTTGGCTCTGTGTACGGATACGGCAACCAACTCCTGACCGGGCTGAGCGAGCCCCCGCAGGGGACGTATGACACCTACCGCCTCATGCGGTGCAACCCCACCATTGCCCTTGCGATGGCCGTGGCACTTGCGCCCGTCAAGGCTTCCTCGTGGTCGTACGAACTGGCGGACGATGCACCAGACGACATCCAGAAGACGGTGCAGGAGGTGTTCGACCCACTCCGGTTTAACCTCGTGCGTGACATGACGCGAGCGGTGTGGATGGGACACCAGCCGTTCGAGATTGTGTGGGAGTACGCGGACGGTCTGCTCAAGTACTCCAAGATCAAGCCGCTCCTTCAGGACATCACCGAACTGCGGGTGGATGAGAAGACGGGCGAGTTCGTCGGGCTCAGCAACACGGGCGAGTTCTTGGACGACATGCACTCGTTCAACTTCGTGTATGACGCGGAGTGCGGGGGCCAGTGGGGCCGGTCGCGGATGGAGAACATCCGGAAGGCCGCGTGGTCACCGTGGAACGACGCGCTCAAGCAGAATGCTTCCTTCATGCAGAAGGGTGCGGGTGTCATCCCGATCGTCCACTACCCGGTGGGGTCGAGCAAGGACGCTCAGTCCGGCACCGAGGACTCGAACGTCGTCCACGCCAAGAACCTGCTCGGTCACCTGAGCGGCGGGCGTGGTATCGCCATCCCGATGGACTTCGCCGCGTGGGCGGACGATGTGCAGGCGATGCTCAAGTCGGGCATCAATCCCAAGGACATGCTCGCGTGGCAAATCTCGTTCTTGGAAACCCGGTCGGGTATCGGTGGTGAGATTCAGTCCACCATGAAGCACTACGAATCGCTGATGGCGCGTGGGTGGCTGGTGCCCGAGCGTACGTTCATGGAAGGCACCACGGGCACCAAGGCCGAGGCGGGCGTGCATGGTGATGTGGCGTTGTACGCGGCCGAGGAGTTGAATCAGGACATCGCGGACACGGTGAACAAGGAACTGCTGCAACCGTTCCTGTACCAGAACTTCGGCGAGTCGCGTGCGAAGGCGGTGAAGATCGTTCCCGCCCCGTTGCGCGACGACACCAAGGAGTTCATCCGCAAGATCACCGAGATGGTGGTCACCAACCCGGCGAACGTTGACCTCGTGCTGACGGCTCTGGACTTTGACGCGATGCTTGACCAGTCGGGGTTACCGAAGGGTCAGGAGGTGGTTGACCTCTCCGACCTTGCCGGGAAGATCGGGCCCGACAGTGTGGATCCCAACGCGGACCAGCCGACAGACCAGACCACGCCCGACCCTGTTCTGTCCGAGGCCCAGACTGCGAACAGCGACCTTGTGGATACCGCCCTGAACGGTGCCCAGTTGGCTTCGATGGTCACGCTCATCAAGGAACTGACCACGCAGCAACTTCCCGCATCGGTGGTGCTCAACATGATTAAGATGGCGTTCCCGGCGGCCGACGAGGCACTCGTGAACAAGATCGTGGCGGACGCTGCCAAGTTCAAGCCGAAGGAAGCGAAGGCCAAGCCGATGCCCACCCGCGTACCGCCGACGGCCAAGCCCCCGGCCCAGACCGTCGCCATGTCCCGCCTCTACCACACCATGCGGGCCGCGCTCGTGGGGGTGAACTGATGCAGTGGGAAGTGATAAACGGGGACTGTTTGGAAGTGCTGCGGGGTATGCCCGATGCCAGCGTTGACGCGGTGGTGACAGATCCGCCGTACAACGAGGTCAACCGGGCAACCGGAGGACTTCGCACCATCGACAAGGCGGGTGCTGATTCTTTGCCCATTAACATCCCAACGCTAGCAGCGGAGTTCTCGCGGGTGTGTCGCGGATCCATCTATGTATGGTGTGGGATAGAACAGGTAAGCGCGTGGCGGTCTGCGTTTGTACATGCACGAATGACCACAAGGCAGTGCGTGTGGGAGAAGACCAACCCGTCGCCCATGAATGCCCAGTCAATGTGGCTCTCAAGTCTCGAACTTTGCGTGTTTGCGAGAAAGCCAAAGGCGGTATTCAATCGCTTCTACGAGTCTCCTGTATGGCGTGGAGCATCTGAGCGGATCGACGGGCACCCGACTCCCAAGCCTGTCTGGCTTATGCAGAACATCGTGGATGCAAGTACCGAGTTCGGCGCAACCGTTCTCGACCCGTTCTGCGGTTCTGGCACGACCGGCGTAGCCTGCGTCCAGACCGGCCGCAAGTTCATCGGCATCGAACTCGACCCCGGATACTGCGACATCGCCCGCCGCCGAATCGCGGACGCGGTGCCCCTTACCAGTGAGGTGGCCTAATGGCCTTTGACAACACCCTAGCGGGCGGGTTCATGTTCCCCCAGTCCGCCACCCAGACGGGCGGGTACACCAAGGTGGAAGGGTTCGCCTGCGCCTACATCTGTGCGTGGATCCAAGCGTCCGGGCGGCTCCCCACCACGGACACCGAACGGGACCAGATTGCCGACCTTGCTATCCAGATGGCCAAGCGGACGGGGGTTAAAGTGACGAGTTACGAAACGACCTGACACACCCCCACCGTTTACGTTGAGGGATGCCGATGCCGCTACCACACCGAAGCACAGAACCGGACCCGGACTGCCAGCGATGCGAGGGGCTGGGCTACATCGCCAAGGCGGACCAGTTGATCGCGTGCCCGTGCGAGGATCCCAATGACCTTGGGGTGACCATCTCGCTCGACCTGCACGAGGATGACTTGAACGACGCGGTGGGCAAACTGGCTACACTGATTGACGAGGGGGAGGACTCGGACGAGGTGCCAGACTGGTACGTGGAACGGGTGCGGGAAGTGTGGCGGGAGTTGGGGGGGGAGGAGGAAGAATGATGGCTGAACAGATTAAGGATGTACCCGCGTTTCCTACGCCGTTTGGTACGGTCCAAGGTATGACCCTCCGCGACTGGTTTGCGGGGCAGGCGTTGGTTGGGCAACTGAGCGGCCGCGAGGCGGCGGTTGATGCCAGTGTCGCTGCGACTGTCGCCTACGTCTTCGCCGACGCAATGATCGCGGCGAGGCAGGTATCAAACCCACCCCGCTAACCGCTACCATATAGCAGGACGCAAGGGCGAACCGCGAGGTTCCCCTGCCGTCCCGTTCCGCCCAATCTCTCCACAACGCACAGGACCGCGAGCGTGAGTTGCTCGTCGGTATCGGCGTTCGGGCCGGTGCCCGCGTCGGGCTCGCCGCACGCATCGCCGCAATCAAGGCGTGGCGCAACGGTGACAACGTGGCAACGGCCATACACCGGGCCATGCGTTCAGCCATCCCGCTCGTGCAGGACTCAATGGCCAGCGGCCACCTCGCAGGCGAACGGCGGGTACTGCTCAACACCCCGAAGATCCGCCGCCGTGTCGCCCAGTTCGACCGCTCGCCGTTCCTTGCCATCATCGACACGCTGGCCGAGAACCTGGACGTGACCCCGCAGCGACAGGAGGCGATCCAGTCGCAGTACCGGATCCCCGCTCAGGAGGCGATCCAGCGTGCGGCCAACGACCTCGTGGACAAGGTGCAGGCGGCTGTAAACGAAGCAATCGCAACGAACCTGCACACCAACGCGGGGATTGACCTGATCCGTCAGGCGTTCGACTCTGCGGGCGTGGTGCCCGGTGCGAACTACCAGTTGGAGGCGGTGTTCAGGACGACCACGGGCATCGCGTACGGCGCGGGGCGGTGGTCGAAGAACCAAGACCCGGCGATGCAGGAAGTGCTGTGGGGCTTCGAGTACGTCACGGCTGGTGACGATCGCGTGCGGCCGGAGCATGAGAAGTTGGACGGGCTGCGGATGGAGAAGAACGACCCACGGTGGGCGACTTCCTGGCCGCCGCCGTCGGCAAGTCCGTGGAACTGCCGCTGCGACACCGTGGAGATTTACGTGGACGAACCCGACCTCGCATCCGTGAACGTGCCCGATGGCGCGTTCGACGGGCTCAACGGTCAGGGGAGTCCGTACGGGTCACCGTTGCAGTGGGCGGTGTGAACCACTGGGGTTCTTTGCCGTCCGCGAGCACCGCAACAGCCGATGCAACAGCGTGGGCCAAATCTTCCAAAGACGATGATGCCACCTCGTAACACCGCACTGGTCCGTTGGGATACCACCGGCACACCCAAATGCTGTCAAGCACGACGGCCAGCAGATACGATTCTGGCGAGGTGAATTGGAGTCCCGACTCGCGGATGTAGTCGGTAGCCTTCTCGTAGCAGTCGCGGTGCGGGTTGTGCTCGATGCTGAACGAGCCCTCGTGGTCGGGGATGAGTATCTCAGCCTTTGTCATTCTCCCTCTTTCCCCGCACCATCTGCGGCGATTGCGGGCGGATTCGACGCAACCTCACCACTTCGACACGGGCACGGCGAAGATGCGAGGTTGTTCAGACGCTCCCAGATCAGGTCGATCATCTCGGAGTCGGAGATGGGCGCGATCACCTTGCCGGTGGCGTTGCACACAACGCACGGATGTACGTCCATGCTGGAAAAAGTGCTGATGGACGAGAAGACATTGCCTGCGCCATGACAGCGTGAGCAGGCTTGCTCTTTGGTTGGCCTCATCGCTGTGCCCCTCAGCACCCACCCCGCGACAGATTGTAGCCGAGACTACGCGGTCGGTGCAAATGGCGGCTCGGTGTGTGGATCGTCAATCACGGCCGTTGCCGCCGATTCCGACCACTTCGAGCGAGGTTTCACGTTTTCAGCGACGACCGCGCATGAGCGGGCGGAGTTGTTCTTTGAGGTCCATAACGGAATGCTATAGCGATCACTCGCGGTCGAGGAACCGTTGCCGGAAAATCTCTTCGCCAGACCGATACCGCGCGTACCGGGCGTGCACGTCTGGGATGGCGAGCATCCGAGCAAACCGGACCGCCGCGGCCAGCCGCGGGAACGTGCCGAGGACCTCGTCGCTCCGGTGCTTGTGAACGTAGAACATCGAGTCGTCCGGGTTGAAGCTGATCTGCCGGCCGGCCACCGAGCCCTGGTCGACCGCGATCAGCCCGTTCTGATGCCGCTTGATCTTGATGGGTTGGGTCTTCACGCGCACACCCTCCGGGGGGCGGTGCCGATGGCGGAGAGGTAGTCGACCAGGTCGCCGGCCGGCCAGTAAGAGCCTTCGGCACAATCGTGCTCGAGGGGCTCGGGGTCCCCGGGGATCGTCTCGAACACCCGGAACCCGCCGCACGATTGCGCCTCGATCGTCCACTCCCGACCGTCCTCGGTCTTGAGCTTGAACTCCTTCACGCCGAACCCGATGACCTGACAGTTCTTGATCGCCATGACACGCTCCTGGAACCCCACCCACCCCGAAGCCGCGGGCCGCCGGGAAACCGGTGGCCGCGGGGATCACTTCGACTTGCCGGCCGCGAGTCCCGCCTCGAAAGCCTTCCGGATCACGTCCCGCAGCGATGCGACGGAGACCTCGTGGAAGTCGAGCGAGTCCCGCCGGCGGTCCTCGAGGGTTTCCAGATCGAGGTCCTGCCGGATCTCTTGGCTCACCCGGCCAAGGGCCGCCGCTTCGGACGCGGACATCTTGACCTGGGGGAAGGGGTTCATGTACCGGCCGATGGCAACCTGACGGGAATGATCGAGAACCGACATGGGACGCTCCTGGAACCAACCCCCCCGGGTTGGTTCACAAACTATAACGCAAGGTTCTAGCCCGGCCACCATTCGGGCTTGGATTCCCGATCGATCAGCATGAAACCGGGGGGCTCGCGGAGGGCGTTAGCCATCGGTCCCGGGGGGATTTCAAAACCTGCGGGCGCGCATACGGAGGGCCCGCGGCGGTCCCGGGCAAACCCCGGTAGGGATTCGACCCCCCCCCACCCCCGAGCCGGGGGTAGTGGGTACCGAACGCCGTAAGTCGAGTCATCGGTTCCGGGGGTCACGGCTCCCGAACGCGGTGTCAGTGCCCGGCACTGACGCCGCGGCCGGCGCCCCCTCGGCCCCGCCGCTTCGCCTGGACGCCCGCGGAGCCCTCGGCCGCGGACTTGGCCTGGTGACACGCCGAGCACACGCCCTGCAGGTTGGCGAGGTCGTCGGATCGGGCACGGGTGACCCTTCCGCGTCAGGCAGCAGCATTGTTTGTGGTTGTCCATGTGCGTCAGTCCCTCAACCACCCACCCCCTATTCGCTGGTGAATGTTAGAGGCAGTGTGCCCCACCGTAAGTGGGGTCACCTATTCGCCGGAGCCATGCCGTCGTTGGTGCCGCGCGATTGAACCATTCTGCCGAGCGGCTGGGCAACTGCGTCGCGCGATTCGAGTTCGGCCGTATACGACCGGCGCAGGCTAGGGGCCACGTCCTGCGTCTTTCCGCTCACACCGACGGGGTATCACGCACCCTCGCGGCCCGTTGATCCGCAGACCTGTGCCTCACGGGCGAGGCGAACACGTTGTCCTTGATTGTAACCTTAGTGGCCCCGGATACAACCCTGCAACTGGTTTGCATGTGCAACGCTGTTGCATCTAGGACGGACGGACCCAAACCACCCGCCACCCCTCCGCGACCAGCCGCGCGATGACCTCGGCGTAGGCAGGGGGGACGGTCAGAAGTTCGGTAGGCATGAATCCTCCTTCACCGGATGGGTCTGCCGGGTGCTGTGAATCCAACTCACAACCGGGTAAATGGTCGAGTTCCGATCGCAGTGCCACACGCCGCGACGCTTCTTCTGGCGTTCGAGCATCCGAATACGGTCGCGTACGGCCATGCACGCCGCTTGGAAAGGGTCAACCCGAATGAACGTCGGGGATGCACCACACTTGGCGATGTACACCCCGTGCGGTTCTAGGGTGACTTCCACAGGCCCAACACGGGGCCGTCGCCGTCGGGGCATTACTCGTCATCCTCCGTCATCTGCCGGTGAAAGTCCATCTTGGTCAGTTCCAGAACCCCGATTACCTCGGCTAGGCTCGGAACGTCGTCGCCGGGGCGGGCGAGCCATTGGTTAATCAGGGCGGCCAACTCCTGCGACAGCCGTTCCATCTCTGCGCTCATGGGGGTTCCCCTACATCAGTTTCCGAACCTTGACCTGAATGTCCTTCAGCATGTACCCGATCCGGCTGGCCGAAAGCCCCAACTCCAACCCGCACTGGTGGAGGGTCATCCCCTCCGACCGCATCCGAACGACCGCCATCTCCCGTTCCGTCAGCACGATCAGCCACGCCGGGAGGTTGTCGCCGTCCGAGTCGAACTCCTCGGGCTGGGTCGGTGCGTCGTGGTCCATGAGCGACCAGCCCGCCTGCTGTTCTTCCTCAACCTGACGGGTGGCGGCACGCAGCAGGCCCCGTCGCAGGGTCGGCCAGACGTACGAACCGAACTTGAACCCCCGGTCGGGGTCGAACTTGGCGGCGGCGTGGCAGCACGAGGCCCACGCATCGGCGAGAAGATCCCCCGGTTGCAGCCTGAACTGCCGTTCGTATTCACGCGACAGCCGCACGCACGCGGGCAACCACCCCTCGGCCATTTTCCGACGTTCCGGCGAGAGCGGTAGAGCCGCCCCACGCAGGATGTCGTCCCGCCGCATGCGCCTTTGCATGGCTGGATTGTACTCTCGGCTACAGAGTGGTCAATGAGGTACAGGTTGTTCCGGAGTCAAACTCGGGACTCTTAGCGTTACCATTACTGCGGACGCGCGAGGGCGGTTGAGCCGAGAGGTTCCCGCCCGTTGTTTGCGTTCCCACTGCCATCCCAACTGCCCTTGCAGTCCGCCGCCCGGTGAGGTTGTCCCCTCGCCGGTCGGTTTATGGATCCCGCCGTATACGCCCTGAATGACGCTCCCGCCCGCTCGGTCGGTGCGGTCGTCACTCCGGATGGTGGCGTGCCCCGTCAGCGGTTCGTCAAGGAGGCCGTCCGTGCCGGTCGCTGGGTCATGCCCGGCGGCAACGCGGTCACGGTCACTTCCGACAGGCTCAACGGGTGGGTGGAGACGTTCGAGGCCATGCGGCAGGCGGGCGTGGGTGTCAAACTCATGTCAGGCCACACGAACGAGTCCGAAAAGACCCGTGGCGACGTGCTCAACATCTTCCCCGGCAAGTCTGCGGACGGGTCTGACGCTCTGTTTGCGATCGTCGAGGCGGTCGGCGAGGATGCGATCAAGGAAGTGCTCCGCAACGACGTGAGCATCTACGCGGCCCCGTTCACCGACGGCACGGGCCGGAAGTGGGACGACGCGCTCCAGCACATCGCACTGACCCCGATTCCCGTGGTTCCCGGCCAGTCTGCGGCCGTTCCCATCGCTGCCAGCCGTGGCGGCACCAACGAGGTGCCGGTCCTCCGGCTCTCTCAGGAGAAGCACATGTTTGATTGGAAGCCCGTCGCGGCTGCGCTGTCGCTCGGCGAACTGACCGACGAGACTGCTGGCCCCGCGATCCTCGCCAAGATCGGCGAACTGACCAAGTTGCCGGAGTCCCTGAAGAACCTGGAGTCGCAGGTCGCGGCCATGAGCCGTGACAAGGCCCCGGAAGTGGACCCGGACGCTCTGGAAATCATGGCCGAGGCGACGTTGAGCCGCACCGAGACGCTCGTCGAGAAGGGCTGCATCAGCCCCGACCAGAAGAACGACCTCGACGCGCTGCTCTGCGGCACGGCCGAGAAGCGTCCCGCCGTCATGCTGAGCCGCAAGGCCGCGCAGGCTGCCGGACACAGCGATGCGATGTCCAAGAGCATCCTCGCCATCTTCGAGAAGAACAAGCCCGCCAAGCCCATCCAGCCGGGCCAGAAGACCAACGCGCAGGGCGTGGCCCTGAGCCGCGATGACAAAGCGGACCCCACCGGGTTCGACGAAACCACCCACAAGGCGATGCGTGAGATGGCCTACGGCCGCGCCAAGTAACCAGCCCCATTCAGGAGATTTGACACATGGCAGAACAGAATCCGGGGCTTCCGGGCCTCAAGACCGCGCGGACCTGCACGCCGCGCAACGTGTTCCTCGGCGGCCGGGGTGAATACCTCCCCGGTGGCCGCGTGATCGACGGCACCACCTCCCGTGACACCAGCAACACGGACACCGATGTCCTTCAGGCTGGCCTCATCATGGGCAAGATCACCTCGGGTGGTCAGTACAGCAACTCCATCCTCGGCGTGACCACCAACGCGGAAGCGGTTGGCGCGACCAGCATTCAGGCTTCGGCCGCTTGCATCACCGAACTGGTGCGTCGTGTCGGCTCTTCCGGCACGTTCACTCTGGTTGGCCCTCCGAACGCGGGCGGTCAGGTCGTGTCCGAGACCGTCACCTACTCGGCGGCTTCCGGCACCGACATCACCTGCACCGCGATTACCAACGCCTTCATCGCCGGTTCGTTCATCATGCCGACCGACGGCTCGCAGGTGCCCGTCACGTTCATCGCCGACGAGTACGGCGTGAAGGTCACCGACGAGGACGGCTCGTCCATTGACGTGCCCTTCGCCCGTCTGCCCATCGGCGGCAAGGTCGATTCCAGCCAACTCATCAACTGGCCCAGCGATGCGGCTCTCCGCCTGTGGCTGATTGCCCGCCTCAACGACGCGGCTGGCGGCAAGTTCGTCTTCGACCACGTGTACTGAGCCCTCGCCACCAGATCAAGGAACCACACCCATGCCTCTTGTGCTCACAGATTCCAGCGGAAACACGACGGGCTCGATCAAGACCCCGTACGTCGTCACCCTCCCATACGCCGCCGCCTCGGTGGACATGTCGGTCTTTGTCGCCCCGTACGCCTGCCGCGTCAGTGCCATCACTGCCCGCGTCACTGCGGCCGGTACCGACGGTTCGGCCGTCACATGCCTCGTCAAGAAGGCACCTAGCGGCACCGCGATTGCCTCGGGCACCACGCTCTCCAGTTCGATCGACCTGAAGGGCACCGCCAACACCAACCAGACCATCACGCTCACCACCACGCTCGCGGACCTCGACATCGCGGCTGGTACCGCCGTGGGTCTGGACTTCACCGGAACCCTGACCTCCGCAACGGGCGTGGTCTGTGTCCTCATCTCGCCCATCTAACCCAGCACCCCGCTGGTTCTCTGAAGGAAACCACACATGTCCAAGTCTCTTGAGTCCATCCTGAACTTCAAGAACCTGACGGGGATCATCCAGAACCCCGCCGGTGGAGTTCCGAATCTCCTCCCTCCGCAGTTCACCCAGCGTGGCCGCACCGTGCAGGGCAAGTCTGCGACGTGGTTCGAGGTTGCTGGCAATCGCCAGACCGCGACCCTCGTGCAGAAGGGTTCGCCCTCCGTGCGTCGCAGCCTGAAGGGTGTCGCCGAGCGTTCGGCCACCATGCTGCACACGCATGAGCACATCATCCACGACAGCGAAGTCCTGCTCCAGTTGAAGAACTACGACAACCCGATGGTGCAGGACTTCGGTGCCCAGACCATCGCCACCGAGACGGCTCAGGCGGGGTTCTACGTTGACAACCTGCTCACCTCGGCCGTGAACAGCGTGCTCGCCAAGGGCGCGATCTACTTCGACGGCTCCGGCAACCTGCTCCCGACCTCCTCGGGTGCGGTTACGACCGTTGACTTCAGCGTCCCGGCCAACAACCAGAACCAGTTGAACGGCATCATCGGCACCACTTGGGCCACCTCGACCGTCGATGTCCTCGGCGACATTCAGGCGATTCAGGACGTGGCGGTGCAGACCACCGGCTACCCGCTCCAGTACGCCTTCTACGGCTCCAACATCCTCGGCTACCTGATCGGCAATGACGCGGTTCAGGAACTGCTCAAGACCCGCACCGACCTCGCGGGCGGCTTCATGCAGGGCCAGATCCCCAACGGGTTTATGAACCTGAACTGGGTGCCCATGCGTCAGGCGTTCTTCAACGACTCGGCTGGCACTAACCAGACTTGGTTCGGTGCCGATCAGGTCACGTTCACGCCTGCCCCCTCCGCCGACTGGTGGGAAATCTTCCAGGGCACGCACGCGATCCCGACCAGCATCGGCAACATCTCCTCGGACGCGAACGCTGCGGCCTCGAACGTCGCGGTGGTCGGTGGCAAGTTCTCCTACGCGAAGGTCATCGACGACCCCGTGGGCATCGAGCACCACTACGGCGACACCATGCTCCCCACCCTGAAGGTGCCGGGCGCGATCTACATCGCCGACGTTGTTCCCTGATCTTGATTTGTGAAGGGTCACCTGCCCCGGCTCAACGGCCGGGGTGGGTTTTTCTAGAGGGGAAACATCGTGGCCATCGCCGTCCAATCGGACATCGAAACCGTGTGGGGCACGCGCAACGTGGCCATATGGTCGAACCTCGACAACGACTCCACGTCGGCGAACACCGCGAGGATCACGGCCGCGTTGTCGCAGGCTGAGGACACGATCAACGACCGATTCCGGGGCCAGACCCGGTACGCGGTACCCCTGACTTCCAACACCGGCACGCACTCACAGGTCGTCAAGACGTGGGCGGCTGTCATTGCTGGCAAGTGGCTGTATGACAACCGGCTGATTCGCGGGGCACCGGACACGCAGACTCAGCAGTTGGTTGACACCCGCATGGCTCAGGTCATGCAGGAGATTGACTCGTATGTCGCTGGCCCCCGCGTGATGGACTACGTGCTCCGCTCGAACGTGTACGGCACCGCTCCCTCTGCAATCTGATATGGCAAACGTCCGCGTCAAACTCGACCTTGCGACACTCGACCGGCTCCGGAGGGCTGCGGCCGATCCGCTGTCTTCGCCGTCCGTGTCCGATGCGTTGACGCAGATCGGCGGGCGCATGGAGACGTTCACCAAGCGGCGGTTTGACAAGAACTCTCGAGGTGGTGGCGACTGGGTGCCCCTGGCCGCCTCCACGATCGCGGGCCGTCGTCCGCCCAACCCTCGCAACCGTTCGCGTGACTCGGCCCTCTCCGTCGGTCGTACGCGGTCTGGCGGGCTCAAGCCGACGAACCGGCGCGTGGCGATTCTGGTGGACACCCGCCAGATGCGGAAGGGTCTGGAACTCGGCTTTCCCGGCAACGTGCGGGCGAAGTTCGCCGCGTCGGGCCGGTTCGGTGTGCGGTACGGCATTCAGGGCGGCAACCACAAGGGCGGCATGACCATCGGTCGGCTGGCCTCGATCCACCACAACGGCAATGCACGGCTGCCCGCTCGCAAGATCGTGGTCCGGCCGGATGCGGCCACCGTGTCGCGGATGACGAACGACCTTCGGAACGCCATCCGCAAGATCCGTGGGGGTGCTGCTTGACCGACCATCTGATAAGGCTGGAGCGGTACCTGTGGTCCATTCTGGAACTGTCCCCGGACATCACCAGCCGGGTCCGCATCGGCAACCGAATCAAGTACTGCGACCCGACGAACCCGAACCCCAACGCCAAGCCCGCACTCCTGAACGCGGACCTGCCCGAGATTGAGTTGCGCCCCGTGGGGATGCAATCGCTCGGCAAGAACACCTCGGCCAGCATGTCGGCTCTGGTGACGTTCCGGGTGATCCTGAACACGGGCATGATGCAGACCGAGGGCGACGGGCAGACCGACCCGCAACTCGGGATTACCTCGCTCATGTGGGCGGTCTACGTCGCCACCGTGCGAGCGATGGACGGGAACGTCCGTGGCTTCCGCGCCCCGTCGGTGCCGTTCGTTCGCACCGTGCGGGTCAACACGATCGAGCAGAACGCGAGCCAGAGCAACGACAACCTGCGATACCCCGACGGCTGGCAGGGTGTGCTTGACATCTCCTGCGAGTGCCATTTCTCCCTGCAAGCAGACATTGGAGGCTTCCGCTAATGGCGTACAACGTCGGCGTAGACATCTCGATCAAGACCATCGGACGCGGAACCGTCGCGGGCTACGACGTTGAGGACAATCTGCAATGGACCCTGCCGAGCGTGCTCGGTGGCAACGGGGTCAACTACACGGCGCAGGCGGACTACACCGCTTACCGCCGCACGATCAGCCTCGCACCGTCCGCGAGCATCACGATTGAACTGGACAACTCGAACCAGCCGCTCGGCACCGCCGCGTTTGGCTGCTCGTTCATCCTCGGGTACGCCCTGCACAACACGGGCCTGTACGCCTCGTCGCCTGTCGCGGGAAACCTCGTGGTCACCGGGACCACCGGCATCTCCGACACGGTAAAGCCTGGTTGCCTGTCGTGCAAGTTCTTCCCGCTCGATTCGTCCTACGTCGCGGGCGGGTACGACGGGACGGGCGACCTCACCATCACCAACTCATCGGCCTCGGTGTCTGCTACCGGCATCCTGATCCTGTACGGCAACCCCTCGGCCTGATTGGAGTCTGACTCATGGCACAACTGATCGCATCCGGCTACTTGGCGCAGGCGAGCATCAACACGGGCAGTGGTGCCGTGGCGGTGTCGTCGCTGCACAACTGGTCGCTGACCGAGAACAACGCAATCCAGACAGCGATTCCGTCGAACGCGGCGAACATCGAGTTGAACATCGCGGGCAACTACGACTGGACGGGCGAGGCCCAGTTCTACGGGTACGAGCCGCCCGTTCTGCCGGGTACCACGTTCACGTTCCTTGGCTGCACGGACGGGACCGCGAACACGGCTTGGACGAGCGGGTCCAGCGGTGCCATCTGCACCGAGGTCACCATCGACGCGGACCACGAGTCCGGCACGCCGTTCAAGGGCACCATCCGGTTCGCACAGGCGGCGGTGGGGCTCAGCACCACGACCGGCACGATCACCGATAGCAGCCTGCCCGAGGTGTGGTCGCCCGCGTCCCGCAAGATCATCTGGGGCGTGTCGCCTTCAACACCTGCGGACGTTCCCGTTCGCGGCTGGTCGATCACCCTCCGCAACCAGTGCCCGACCTACGTGGACACGGACACGGGCGGCAAGGTGTTCAGGAAGGCGGGCAACAAGTCGGCGAGCGGCACGATCAAACTCTACGAGGCGGCTCCCGCGAGCGTGCTGCGTGCGGGCGCGTGCGAGGGTGCGAAGTTCTACGTGACCAACTCGACGTACTGGCACATGGACTACCTGCGTCTGGGCGAATCGACGCAGGCGGTGAACCGCGAGACGGGCGAGATTGTCGGCGTGGACCACTCGTGGCAGTTCACGGGTTTCAAGTACATCAGCAGCACGTACACGCGCGGCCGACTGGTGACACCGGGCACGACGGCGTACTCGACTCAGACATTCTTCGCCAACTCGTGAGGGTTTGTGGTGACGACTGCGGGTATATCACGGGTTCAGCACCGAGAGGAAGTTGCGGATGCTTCGCCTCATGGCGAGGTCGATCCCAACTTCCTTTCCGCCGATTCTTGCGGCGGCGCGGTTGTCTTCTGCGATGGCAATGAGGTCGGTTGTCCTGACCGAGAAACATGCCCACTGCCACCCAGAGTCAAGGGCTTCGCAGTTTATCCGCCGATCGTCGCTCAGCACGAAAATGCACTCGCCCTGAACCTGCTCGTCGCCACGAAAGACACTGAGGTAAACGTCGTCGGGCAACTCAAACGCGCACCTGTCAACGTTACCCGGCAGCAACGTCCACACATCGAACGCTTCTGTTTCGGCTTCGATCTTGGTGTGGTCCTTGAAGCGGTCGTAGGTGACCTTCACGCCGCCTGGATTCCTCGGGTATCCAACCGTGAACGGCGGCGGAGTCGCAGCGACGGTCGTCGTCGTCTGCTCCATGTTCGCCAGCACGATGGTCAACCCAACCGTGGCGGCGGCGATGGCCGTTCCAATCAGCACGGGCAGCACCCATCGACGTTTTGCGTTGTTTCGCATGGCCAATCCAATCGTAATCCGCGCCCCCGCGTGACGAAAAAGGGGGTGCTTTTTGGCTGATGATAGGGTTCTTTTTACGATTGAGGCCGAGAACCAGCAACTCAAAGCGAAGTTGGCTGAGACAGAAGCCGAACTCAACAAACTCAAGACCACCGCCGCGTCGGTGTCGGCCGACATGACTAAGGGCATGGACGCGACCGCAGCGTCTACCGCCAAGGCAGCGGGCGGGTTTGGTGAGTTGGCCAAGGGCATTCGCGGTTCCATCTCGCAGGTGACCGCGTTCGTCGGATCCATGACCGCCGCTCTGGGCGTGGTCACCGCGTTCTACACCATCGGCCAGAAACTCAGCGACCTGCTGCCACGGTTGTTTGCTGGCAGTGGTGGGCCTGCAAAGGAGTTTGTTGAGTCGCTCGACCTGACCGACTCGAAGAAGTCGCTCGAACTCGTCCGCAAGGAGATGGAGCAACTCCAGAACCGCAAGCAGAAGATTCTGTCTGGCGGCTCGCTCAACCTTGGTCTTGGTGCGGATCAAACCGAACTCGACAGCATCGAGCGGCAACTTCGCATTCTTGAGCCGCGACAGAAGAACCTCGCTGGTGCGGTCAACGCTCCGGTCCTTCGCGCACGTGAGGCCAAGAGGATCGAGTTGGAGGCGGCCAGGGAAGCCG